GTAGGTCCTATAATTATTGGAATAACAGAATCAATGGAGCGAACCTTTCTAACAAAAACTGCTAGATCTCAGGGACAATCGATCATCCATATAAGAGATCCATTTAGTTATGTTCCAACAACAGAACTAGCAACTATTGCGGATAGTTTTACTCGTAATGCTATTTTGTCATCCAATGAAGTTCGTGGTATTATAGGATATAAACCTAGTGAGCAAAAAGGTGCTGATGATTTGCAGAATAAAAATTTAAATCCTCCTACAAATCAACCTAGTAGTACTGAAGAAAGTACTCAAAATAAAAACGAAAGGACTTTAGATGAGCAAACCAGATAAATTTGACTTTAGTGGTTACGCGACCAAGGCAAATGTGAAATGCGCTGATGGCCGTATCATTTTGCCTGGTGCCTTTAAAGAAAATCATGGTACAAAAGTTCCATTAGTTTGGCAACACTTGCATAATGAACCTGATAATATTTTAGGTCATGCATATTTGGAAGATGTTGGTGATGGTACCTATACCTGGTGTGTATTTAATGACACTGAACCTGGTAAAAAAGCTAAACTATTAGTGAAACATGGTGATATTACATCCTTGTCAATTTATGCAAATAGTTTAGTTGAAAAAGCAAAAGTTGTATCGCATGGTATTATTCGAGAAGTAAGTCTTGTCTTATCAGGAGCAAATCCTGGTGCGACTATCGATTTTCTATCGATGTCCCATGGCGATAACACTTTCACCGATCTTGAAGATGAAGCATTTATTTTTACTGGAGAAGATTTCGAACTTCCTAAAAATACTGTTATTCATGAAGAAGTGAAAGAAGAAGTAAAAGAAGAAGTAAAAGAAGAAGTAAAAGAAGAAATTAAATCCGAAATTAAAGAGGAGAAAAAAGACGTGCCTGAAGAAATTAAACATGCAGATGGTGAAGAGACTATCGAAGATGTATTTAATACTCTTGATGAAAAGCAAAGAACCGCAGTCTATGCGCTTATTGGTCAAATAATGGAAGATGCAAATTTAACTCAATCTAGTGAACAAGGAGATGATGAAACAATGAAACACAATATTTTCGAAGGTGACAATTATAGTGGTACGGTTGCTCTTACTCACGATCAGTTTAGTNCAATTGTTGCGGATGCTCGCAAAATTGGTTCTTTTAAAGAATCATTGATTCAGCACGCAGTGGAATATGGTATTGAGAATATCGATTACTTGTTCCCCGATGCTCAGACTGTAACTCCTTCTCCGACTCTCTATGGTCGTGATATGGGTTGGGTTTCTGGTGTGATTAATGGCACGCGTCATTCGCCATTCTCTCGCATTAAGAGCAACACCGCTGATATTTCTGCAGATGATGCTCGTGCTTTGGGTTATGTTAAGGGTAGTCTGAAGAAGGAAGAAATTGTTTCTCTATTGACCCGCACCACCACCCCAACCACGGTATATAAGAAACAGAAGTTGGATCGCGATGATATCGTCGATATCGTCGATTTGGACGTTGTAGCTTGGCTGAAGGCCGAGATGCGTGTTATGCTGGATGAGGAACTTGCTCGTGCAGTGCTAGTTGGTGATGGTCGTGATGTTGAGAGCGCCGATAAGATTAGCGAAACGAGTATTCGTCCTATCTACAAAGATGCAGATCTGTATGTTCATCGTGTTCTTATTCCTGTTGATGCTGAAGTAGGCGAGATGGAAGATGCAATTATTCGTGCTCGTTCCTCGTACAAGGGTTCTGGTGCACCCATTATGTATACGACTTCCGATTTCTTGACCGATCTGCTTCTGCAGAAGGACACGACTGGTCGTCGTCTCTATAATACCGAGAGTGAGTTGGCGGCAACTCTTCGTGTTTCTGGTATTGTTGAAGTTCCTGTGATGGAGAATGTTTCTCGTGATGTGACTTCTCCTGCCCCCGCTACTTACGATCTGAAGTGCATTATCGTGAATCTGAAAGACTATACAATGGGCGCTGATAAGGGTGGCGCAGTATCGATGTTTGACGATTTCGATATTGATTACAACCAGCAGAAATATCTACTCGAGACTCGTTGCTCGGGTGCTTTGACTCTGCCTAAGTCGGCCATTGTTGTTGAAATGGTTGCCGAAGGTAGCTAATTCATAGGAGAATCAAAATGGCAAAGTTTCATGGAAAAGTAGGTTATATTTACACAAAGGAAACTTCGCCAGGAGTATATACCGAAGTTGTTACGGAGCGTGATTGCGTTGGCGACATTCTCCGTAACAACAAACGGTGGGAAAAAAGTGAAAATCTGAATGATGATATTACTGTAAGCAATACTTTTAGTATTCTAACCGATGAATATATTAATCAAAATATTAAAAATTTGAGATATATACAATGGATGGGTGCTAAATGGAAAATTACTTCATTCGAAATACAAAGACCTCGTATTATTTTAACAGTTGGAGGTGTATATAATGGGTGATAGATTAACACTACATACTTTATTAACATCCATTCTAGGATCAGATAATGTATATTTTCAACCACCTGAAAGTATTTCATTGAAGTATCCATGTATTATTTATAAACGGGACTATATTAAAACAGATCACGCTGATAATTCCCCATATACGCTTGGAAAACGATATTCTGTGACAGTTATTGATAAAAATCCAGATAGCGTTATTCCTGATAATATTGCTGCATTGCCAACATGTTCTTTTGAACGGCATTTTACAGCAGACAATTTAAATCATGATATATTTAATCTTTACTTTTAGAAAAGGACAAAAAAATGGCTCAGTTACTTACTTGGGATGCTATGGGCGAACGTTTGTACGAAGTAGGTGTTGATCATGGTGTTTTATACACCATTACTAACAACGCCTATGCGGCTGGTTATGCTTGGAATGGTTTGATCAGTGTTACTGAATCTCCATCCGGTGCAGAAGCTACTCCTCTTTATGCCGATAATATTAAGTATCTAAATCTTATTTCCGCAGAAGAATTTGCTGCAACTCTTGAAGCATATACCTATCCAGATGAATTTGCTGTCTTGGATGGTTCCATTGAGGCTGTTGATGGTGTTATGCTTAGTCAACAGACACGTGGTGTATTTGGTCTAAGTTATCGTACTAAGGTAGGGAATGATTCTACTGGACAGGATTATGGTTATAAACTACATTTGGTTTATGGTCTACAGGCTGCTCCGTCAGAACGTGCATATAGTACGATTAATGATAGTCCAGAAGCTATTGCATTTAGTTGGGAACTCAAGAGTACGCCAGTAGTTGTTACTGGTTATGCTCCAGTTTCTTTGATCACTATCGATTCGACAAAAGTTGATAGTGGTGATCTGGCAGCTTTTGAAGCAATTCTATATGGTACTGCTGCAGTTATTGATCCTCCAGCGAATGCTATTCCTGGTCGTCTCCCCCTTCCTGCAGAAGTTATTTCTCTGTTGACCTCTAGTTAATATATTTTAGTTTAGAATAAGGAGCCTCTAGATTAGGGGCTCCTTATAAATTCTTGAAGGAGATTTTTAAATGTTAGTTAAAACAATCAAATATACAGATTATAATGGTGTTGAACGCGAAGAAAATTTTCGCTTTAATTTATCTAAAGCTGAACTCGCTGAAATGGAATTATCCACAGAAGGTGGGTTTGTTGAATATGCACAGAAGATCATCGCAGCAAAGGATAGTGGAAAGTTAATCGAACTATTCAAAGGTATGATTCTTAAAGCATATGGCGAAAAGTCTGATGATGGTAAGCATTTTGTAAAGAGTCCAGAACTTAGTAAAGCTTTTTCTGAGACTGAGGCTTATGTAATTTTATTTATGGAACTATCAACTAATGAACAAGCAGCAGTTTCCTTCTTTAATGGAATAATTCCACAGAATCTGTAAATTAATAATGGACAAGGAGATTAGAAATGTTGGATATCACCATTCCTGCAAAGGAATTATTTGATGAATCAACTAATACTTTTAGTATGTCAAAATCATACCATTTGCAATTAGAGCATTCTCTAATCTCCCTATCAAAATGGGAGTCAAAATGGCTTAAACCCTTTCTTCAAACAAAGGTTGAAAAGACGATTCCTGAAACAATAGACTATATTCGGTGTATGACATTAACTCAAAACGTTGATCCTGAGGCATACACGTTAATAACTAGTGAAATTATTGAGCAAGTTAGTGCCTATATTAAAGAACCAATGACCGCTACAACTTTCTCAAAAAATAATAATACTGTTAATCGTGAAATAATAACTGCTGAAATTATTTATTATTGGATGATAACATTTAATGTTCCATTTGAATGTCAGAAATGGCATTTAAATAAATTACTAACATTGATTAATGTTTGTAATATTAAAAATCAACCAGCAAAAAAGATGGGCAAAAAAGAGATATATTCACGAAATTCAGCACTTAATGCTATGCGAAGAAATAATTTAAATACTACTGGATAATATTATGATTACATTTAAAACAAAAGGTAGTTTTAAGAACACTGAAAAGTTTCTTAATCATGCTAAAAAATTAGATGTTTTATTCATTTTAAAAAAGTATGGTGTAGATGGTGTTAATGCTCTTGCCCAAGCAACACCTAAAGATACTGGTGAAACAGCCTCCTTATGGGACTATGTAGCTGAAGTAACAAATAGAGGTGCTACACTGACATGGACAAATAGTAATAGTGAATTTGGAGCACCAGTTGCAATACTTATACAATATGGACATGGCACAAAAAATGGCGGATATGTTAAAGGCACCGATTTTATTAATCCTGCCATGAAACCTATATTCGAAAAAATTGCAAATGATATATTCGAGGAGGTATCTAAAATATGACAACTACGATTGATAAAAAAGTCGTTGAG